AGAATACGCAATAATCCATAGCGATCGTTACGGATAAGTTAATTGCAGCTTCGCTAGCCCAATCGTATTCACCGAAAGTGGCAGTTTTGCAATAAGCACCTTTGATAATCCACTCTCCAACGATATCGCCTACTGGTCCTAAAATGTTTAAAGTAAGATCTTTTTTATAGAAATCGGAATAACCATCACGACCTGTTACTGATTCATGTGCCAAACGAGCCCACTCCATTACGGATTGTGCTCCACTTGGAGTGATTGGATCGTAAAGTTCTAAAGTCATGTCATTCCATTCAACTTTACCTTTAATTTTACGATAAACATTGATGTGATCAAGTTTAATCATATTTGCTTCAAAGCCAGGGGCTGATGCTTTCTTAATTAAGTATGCGGGAATACCGTCTATATACATGATAAAGCGATTTGCAACCTTAGGTTCAAACGCTGTAAACATGATTTCATTTGGATTTAATACTGCCATTTTATGTTGTGTTTTTTATCTATTAATAAATATTAAAGAACTACATCCCCTATGCAGGGAATGTAGCGCCAGTTGGTAATATGTTGAAGTTCAAGATAATAAACTCAGCAGTTTTTGTTGGTTGAATATAGATTTGACCTACCAATTGGTTACGATCTACTACATCAGCTGTGTTATTTGTATCATCCATTACTACTTTGTAAGCATACAAACCTTGACGTTGTACTACTGATTCTAAGTATGGATTAACTCTAGCTAAGAAACTATTTCTTGTTACAGTTGTATTTTGTTCAAATACCAAGTTACGTGAAACACCACCAATGTATTCTTTCAACGCAATCAATAAACGACGAACGTTTACGCGATCTAATGCTGTTGGTTTACGTTGTAATGTTTTCTGACCCCAAACACAAACTCCAGTTCCTGGGAATGTAGCTAATGGGTTAACGTTTCCTGTGTATAATGTATCTCTGTCTGTTTGTTGTAATCTACGTTCTGCACGTACTACTGATGGAACACCACCTCTGTTTAAACCTGCTGGAGCAAACCATTCAGCACCTACTTGGTCGTTGAATGCTAATACACCACCTATTACTGTTGATGGAGGACACCATACTACTTTACCTAATCCAGTTGAAAATAATTGAATCCAAGGATAGTAAGTTGCGGCGTAGTTGCTTGATTGACCTGATGCTGCTGTAGTTGCACCTACGATTGAAGTACCATAGTTACCAGCATCAGTAATTGCAATTGCATCTCCTCTACCTTCACATGTAGCAATCATATTTGCACTAATTCCAACTCCTGGAGCTAATAGTATATTATATTGATATTCGTCTTTATTCGACAATAATGTAAATGCTAAGTTGTAATCAGTTTGGGTAAATCCTTGAATATTTGATCCAGAAGCTGATTCATTCATGTTTTTTGCTAGGTTTGTATCTGCAACTCCTCCTATAAAACCACCACCATATGAACCACTTCCTACTAATGGTAAACTACCACTGTATTGAGTTGATTTAAAGTTACCATTATTATCGATAGAATCGACATTTGGTGTGGTAACTGAAGCAACACGAATATATTGTGATGCATTTGCATATGTACCTTGATATTCTACATATCCGTCTGTAACGTCATATACTGGTTTTAAATCACCAATAACGCGAGAGATGTAGTTAGGTAATTGTGGGTCTAAACTTACGTTTGCCCATGTTTCTAAGATATTCTTTTGAGATTGGTTATCATCACCACGACGTACTACGATTGTAAATGTACCGCCGTTGCTACCACTATTTACGTTAGTTACTTCCCAACGTACATTATATGCGGATCCACTAGATAAAGCACCATTTATAGATGATGTAGATTGGTTATTTAATTGATCACCCCAAGATAATGCTTCAAGTGTAAATGAACTAATATCATTACCACCACCTGCAAAATTAGTTGTTGTACTTCCTGAAACAACATTGTATATATTACCTATTGTTCCTTTAGGAATAGCAAAAAATATTATATTTGGAGTTGAAAATGAAGCACTAACAACACTACTAGAAATAGCACTATAAGCTGCTGAACCTGTAAGTCTATTATAAACATCCTGTACAGATGATCCAGATAAACTTAAAGTATAGGTTCCGTTGATAGAAGCCGAATGTTGAGCAGTAACAGCATTAGTTAAATTTAAAGAAGCTGAAGCAGCGATACCATTAGTTAAGGTACTAATAGCAATTGGAATTGCTGTAGCATAAGTACCAATATTAGCTGAACCACTAATGATTCTAGTTACTAATAATGTTTGACCACCGTTACTGAAATATTCTCTTGCTGCTTGTGATGTAAAATATTCATGGTAGTAGCTACCACTTTTAAATATATCACCAAATAATGATAAGTATTGACTGTATGTAGTAACATATGTTGGTACATATGGACGACCACTTACAGTTGGACCTACTATAGCAGCTCCAAGTACTTGTGGTGCTTGTGTGTATAGACTTTGGTCTGATTCGATCTGGAATACTCCAGGACTAAGGATTACCTCGCTCATTTTGTATAGTTGTTTAGATTTTTATTATTAGGATTACCTAGCAATAAATATCCATAAAACCATACAAAACGCAGAGGTTATTTAATTAAAATGCGGTAATTTCACCACTCTCGGGATTAATATTCCCTACGCCATATTTTTCTTGTAATGCTGTTACTACTTCTCTTTCTCTATCGCCTAATTTAGTAATATCGCTGATGATATTATCTTTTTCGGTTTCGATACGTGTTTTTTGAGCTAGTAACGCTTGTAGTTGTGCTTCAATACTACCCAATTCAAATACAAATTTATTGTATTGTTGTTGTAGATCTTTAATGCTTTGTAGTTCTTCAGCTGTTAGCTGTTTTGTTGATTCTGACATAGTCTTTATTTTATTTTATTGTTTCCAGCGTTTATCAGGACATGCGTCTGGACCTGCTGGACTGAATACTTTTTTATTAAGAGGACAGCCACATTTGCCGCAAGTCCACAAATCCATACTTTCTATATAGCTTTTATGAGGACATTCCTCACATATAGCAGCACGCTCTTCAGCTAATGCTTTTTGTTCTGGAGATGGATTAGCAGCCGCAATCCATGCTTTTGCTATTTCAACTATTTTTAACATTTATGCCTCGTCGTCCAATAATGAAAGTAATACTTTTGGATAATCTTTAGATTTAATATCTTTAAAGTCTTCAATTGTGAATTCTTTAATTTTAATATCTACTGATTGTTCTAATAGTTTAACAAACTCATTATTAAATGTAACGTATGCTGGATTCATATCGGCAGATATAATTTTACCATCTTCATCCTTCACTTCATTAACATATAAAGGAATGCTAAAGTTTTCGCCGTCTTGTGTTCCGTGCTTTTTAATAAGATCTTCACGTAGTTTGTCTACGATAGTCTTTTGCTCGGCTGTTTGTTTTACTACTTTTTCTAGGTGATACTTAACAGTAAGTGGTAGTTCTTGAAATAATAATCCTTCTACTAATTGTTCACCTGTTTGTGAATTTTTAACGCCATTTAATTCAGCGTCTAGGTCTAATACTTTACCTAATGATAATGTAACTGTTTTCATATACTTATTTTGCTTTTTTAGTAGCTTTTTGTTTTGGAATAGCTTGCTTTACTTGAGCTGTTGTAGTTTTTGCTTTAGCAATTACTTCGTTTTTAGGAGCAGCTGCGGCAGCTTGATCAATCATTTTCTCTACGTCTTGCAATACTGGAGATACGGTTTCTGATACCTGTTCTACTTTTGCTTCAACTGAAGATACAATCGCTTTAATTTTCTTATAATTAGCGATAATGGCGCCGATAATTATTACGGCTACTAAGATAATAAGTAACATATTTTATATTGTTTTGTTTGATATAAATATATACAAGATTTAGGAGACAACCAAGTTTTTCTTACCCTTCTAAAGTAGTAGTTGTAGTTGTTGTACTAGTTGTAGTTACATTTAACCATGGTGAGGTTAATGTTACTGATGGTGGATTGATTTGGTTTGCAATCTGTGCGGCTAAACCTTCTTTCATTCTATCAACACTACCACTATTTTGTGCTTCCATAGCTCCAGTAACCCATCCCGTTACTTGCTCTAACGTTAGATCATTAAATAATGTAAATGCTGATCCTGAAGAGTAAATTAACGATTGTGTACCGATTGATGATGCGGAATATGAGCCTGTAGTGGCATGAAACTGCCAATGTGCTACGAATACTACGTCTGTTTCACCTGAAGCTGTTGGGTATGCTTCTAGTGGATTGATTGTCCAATTGTAATTGATTTCCATGTTATTTGTTTGTTTTATAGTTTTAAATATTATATTCCAAAGCGATTACGTTGGATATTATAGTTTTGGGCGACTTCAGCTGCTGATAAACCTCGGTTATAGACAAGAGCATTAGCTATATTACCTCCAAAGAAAGGAGCATATATTGCCCCTCCAGGTCTATACCCTACAGAAAATGTAGTGTTAGTGAAGCTAGTAGCATATGATACTGTAGTCACAATAGCACCATCGTATATAATACCAGCATTATTGCTAGAGTCTCTATATATTCCTACTTGATGCCAATTTCCATCATATACATTAGAGGTAACATATGAAGAAACAGTCGCTACATTACAGTGATCAAAATATATAGTATTACTAGTATAAATAGTTAACCCCCATCCTGCTATTACAGGTGAATTATATGAACCTGCTGAGAAGGCAAAATTATAACCAGAGGTATTTGTTGTTCTTACCCAGGCGGTTGCTGTAAAGCTTTGTACACCTGTCATACTAGCATTAGAACTCATACCATCATCTACTCCATCAAATAATATGCTACCACTACCCGCTGTACTATATGTAGGACCATTCACTAATGTACCTACAGAACCGGAAGGGCTCATATCACTCCATGCTGTTCCGGAGCCAATATAGGATTCTGGTGTGCTAGCGTCTATATGAAATAATAAGCCTCTAGTGATTATATTTTGATAATCCTGTACTTTTGCTTCTGGTTGGTTGTATATGTATCCTCCTATATTAAATGGCATAATGTATATTTATAAGCCGAAGCGTGTTTTTTGAACGTTGTAATTTTGTGTTATTTCAGTTGCTG